CACTGTGTCTGACGAGGCTAATCGGTTCTTCAATATTCGATCGTTGATCATTGGGATGGCTGAGATGGGAGTTACGATGAAAACACCCTATGAGGAACCAAAATCCCCAACGACTCTCTCATTTCTCTCACACACTTTTGTACGACGATGTGGTCGTTGGTTAGCCATTCCAGACCGTAATAAGGTGTGGTGTTCCTTGGTTGCGAACTCGGACTACCCAGATGACGTGCGGTGGACGATGTTGCGGGTGGCAGCACTCCGTATGGACACGTGGGCCGATCCTCAAACACGAGACGAGTTGGTCGCTCTTTACGACTACATACGAGACAAGTATGCAAGCCGTCTGATTGGTTCTGTTAAATCTGAAACTGGCCAAGTCATTTCTATGGACCAGATAGCCTCGCTTTGGAAAAGTGATGCTCAACTTTTTGCACTATACCATGGTTTCGAAGGCCATAAGTGCGCGCTTAGCCTAATAAAAAAGATGACAAATCTTTTATCGAAAGCTACTGGTTGGGAAATTCCTGGTGCTTTTATTGTTGACGCAACTTCCGAAGTAATTGAACACGCTATTCAACCGATCTTCCGCGAGATAGGTGAGCACATTTACGATCCAACTCCACAGATCGATAAACTTTTCCATTCTAAGGAGTGGTTAGATCGACGAGAGCAAGAGACTCTCGCTAAAGTAGAAGAAAAAGAACTCCAGTCGATGGCAGCTAAGAAACATCCACACTCAGGATTCAGCGCTGAACCGAAGCATGCCCAGCAAAAGAAGAAGGACGTCTTCCTTCCGCGCGGGGTCAGTCATATCGTTCATCCCGTCAGTAACAAAAAAATGGCGAAAATTGAAAAACGACTCTTCAAACATCCGCAACAACACCGAGTGGCTCGCTTGGCTAAACAGAAAGGCAAGGGACGAGTCGATTTCAAACATGCGTTGCGCGACCGAACTACGGATAATGGCCTTCGGAAAGCGACTACCACGCGCCCAGGGAAGAGGTCACGCGACACGTACGTGATGGAATGTACGGATCGTCTTACTAGTGTAGCCACGACCGGTGCTGAAGGGGCCATTTTGTATAATTTTGTTTTCAATCCCTCCGCACTCCAGCATTCGAAATTGGCTTTATTTGCTGCCATGTTCGAGCAGTACAAAGTTGAGCACTTGTCCTTCAAGTTCATTTCTACTGTTTCTAAAAGCACAAACGGGTCGATATTGATGGTTTTCGACCGTGATTATGCAGATGATTTTGCGACTCAACCAAACGATTTGTATAGAATTAAAGAGGCCGTCGGACATCGCAACTTCGTGGCTTTCGGTAACACCGAAACACGCACCCTGTCGGTACCCTCTTTGCCCGAAGATAATTTGCTCTTCACTAGGGATCTTGGATTGCGCGACGAGGGGTTGGTCAATTATGGGCGTTTTTCTATTCTCGAAGATGCTCCATTGGCGGCGCAAACGATTGGGAAGGTTGACATCACCTATCGGATTCGGTTTTTTACAAGTGTTTTGGAAATCGCAGACGCCCCGTCTTTTGGTGGGTTTGCATCATGGGAGGGCAACAATGCCATGACAGCGGCGGAGCCATTCGGCACACTCCCGGTCCCGCACACGGGTAATATACCAGATACAGAGGTTGACCTTGCAGGAGAGACGGGCGCTACGCGTATTTTGAATTTCTACCGCAACGGCATTTACCTTATGTGTGCGAATTGCACAGGGAGTACTATTGTTGGAGGAGCAACATTTGGTGCATTGCCAACCAAGAATGCGCCGGGCACTGCAACTATCACTGATCTGAGTGGCACCTATCTCTCTAGTTTTGCCGCTTACCAGCCTATTGATCAAACAGGAGCTACCTCCATTGTTCAACGAATGCGTATCTTCTCCGTCCGGATTGATAAACCGGGGGGTTACGCACATTCTGCCATGCACACTTTGACAAGCGCAACATCTGTTTTGACAGCACAAGTTATGGTAATTCGGCTGCCAGCTATGCAGCCAATTTTCAACCCGTCGAAACGCATAGCAAGTTTGGCGTCCGAGCTACTCAAGTTGCAGCATGATATGAAGCGCAAAGATAATGCTCTTGAGGAGAAAGAGCCGTCGCGGTTGTTCGATCGCCGTGACAAGAACACCAACTCGGTTTTGGATGTTGAATCATCACCGAGTTTCACCACCCAGCGCGCAGTGGAAATCCGACCACAGCAGCGCCAGGACGAAATTGAACTGGCCACTCCAGCGAGGACACCTTCGCGAGAGCGTTCTTTTGTAAGCCAGTCAGGGGATCGGTGGGCAATGATTTCGCCACCAACCCTTCAACAACGGCAATAACCGAACTCCAATGGAGATTAGGTTTGTCGAGAGTGTCTGAGTGTGTGCTTTTTTCATTCACTCAATCATGTGAAATCTAACGGAAGATAAACCGGGGGGCGCCCATAATAGTTCGTAAGTCGTAATAGGTCTTATGAGCCGGGAAGTGTAAACTTCATACAACGTTTTTGACGTGACACTCATCACAAAAAAAAAAAAAAAAAAAAAATCGGAGGAGCACACGGCCG